CATGTTTGCAGTAACTTCACCAAGACGAGCTTTATATTTACCTTCAACGAGATCAATTTGGTCGGCGACTGTAGCAACTTTTGACATTGCAAAAGCATATATCTCTTCAATCTTCTCTTCTATTTCATCATCTTTAACATCATATGTTGGAATAGTAACGGGAATGGCTGGAAGCACTTCATTGTATTCAACGATGGTTGATCCTTGCTCAATTCCAAGAACTTCTTCCATCGGATGAGAGATTATTTTTTCTTTCTTTTCCAATTCCACTTTAATGCTCCTTGTACATTCGGTACAACTTGGAATCTTTTTTTATGACATGCTTGTTAGCAAATGCCCATGCAGCAGGATTCTGTTCTACTGCAGCTTTAATCAGTTCTGGTGTTTGCTTTTCTGGTTTAATGTATTCCAGGGCCAATCCATTTTCTTTCATACAAGCTTTCAGTACTGCATTTAAATCTACGGTATGTGGTACTGTACCGTATAGATCATACGCTCCACCAAGTTCATGTGCCATTCCTTCTGGATTCATTTTTGCAGCCTTAATCATCAATTTTGTGGTAATTAAGTCTCGTAAGTACTTATTGTCCTTAATTACAAAGGCACCTGCTGCAACCGCTTTTGCAATAATCTCTGGAGTTGCATTTTTCACATGCACAAATGCAGCAACATCATTATGAAGTGCAGCTTTTACAATTTCATCCGTTTGACGTTTTTCAGGAACAAATTCCAAAGCATGACGGGTCCGACTAACAAGTGTTTTAATATCATCATCTGTTACTTTGCTTGATAGATGTTCCATGGCATATTTAAAGGCAGCCAGCGAGTGATCCGTCGCCGGATCAGATAATGCTGCTTGAATCATTCCTGTTGTTGCTTTCTTTCCAATAGTACTTAGAACACTACCATCTTTTTTCAGTACATCTTCTCGTACTTCATTAGTAATGAGATCAGGACGTTCTTGTTCCACCCACTTAAATGCATCAACCACATCTGTTGGTTTGTCGCCTTTCATTGCTGAGCGAACTTGTTCGAGGGTAAGATCATGTTTTGGAATTGTCTTAACAGCACTTGGTTTTGCTTTAATGGCTAATAATTTGATTTCAGAAGTAATAAGATCAGGCCGAAATTTCATTAAATATCCAAATACTTCATCGACTTGATATCCACTAACATTATGCATTGCTGCTTGAACAAGCTGTGCATTTAGTGATGTTGCACGCAATTTTTTAATCGAATCGGGACGCTTTACAACAGAAGCTAGCATTGCTTCTTGTGTAGGATTTTTTAACAATCCTAATACTCCATGTTTCTGTGCTAGTTCATGGAAAACATTTTGCAATTGTGGGTAACGATCAATCAATGCACCTAGTTCTGCTGGGCGATCTTTATCGTTCATAAACTGATTGTGTTCAAAATGGAATTGGAATTTTCCATCCGGAGTATCAATAATGTATAGAGGTCCATCTTTTTGATATTGTAAAAAATGACTAGGACTGTCTTTCCATGTTGTGCACCATTTTGTCCCTGCACCAAAGTGACAAGATGCTTCAAATGTATTCGGTACAAAAACTCGAATTTGATCATCTTGATATACAAGTCGTACATGTCCTGCATCAACCATTTTCTGTTCTTCAGCAGTTGGTTGCCATAGTTGTTTGTGACGTTTCATGCTTGCACTGGAACCATGTAATAGTAATGGCTCCATTGCTTTGTATAATTCATCCACAGAATAGGCATTAAGATCTTTAACTTTAAGACGATTGCGGACACGAACGAAATCACTTAAATCTTGTTTAACGCGCTGTACATCTTCTAGCGAGAAATCCTTGTGCACATAACGAGTGGTAATCCACTGAATGTGGCGTTGATTCGGGGTTGGGTCAGCGGTTACAAGTACCTTTAGAATAGATTCAGGCTTCTTGAGATTTTTTGGTTTGCCTGGACCAGTATCCTCATCATATGCCTTCATGAGTGCAGTGCCTTGCTTTGAAGCAATATATTCTGCCCGGTTTTCACCCAGGAAGCTTTTGAGCTGCATTATTGCCCCTTAATTAAAAATATCTTAAAGGATATTTATGTTTGTAAGTTTTGATAGCTGTTCCTTTGCTTCTACTACAAAGCATTCGGTATATCCGCCGAACATGATAGTTGGTTTGTATTTGAACTTCTTTAGGGCTCGTTTTATCTGTTGTTCGATGCAAAACACATCAAACAGTGATCCACTGCGAGTACCAATTATGTGATACTCATAAGGAAATACACTTGAGAATTTTAACCGATCATCAACTGTTTTCGTTGTAATTCCAATTTTGATAAAGGTTTCTATCTCATTAAATCCTGTAATGAGATATAATAATGCAGGTGTGTTTTTGAGTTCGGGGTAAGTTGAGAACCGTCTATGTGTGAAGCCACCAACACTAAATTGAGCCTTTTGTATTTTTGCACAGTTGGGACATCCTGCTCCCTGTAAATGATTGAGAGGTGTTTGATCAAATGTACCATGTATTGAACAAAAAATAGGGATTTTCGTGTGGGTATTCACATACTTAACGTGATTATATTCATATTTGTTGTGGTGGATAGTGTTAGCTTGCAACACGAAAGTTTCCAGTGATTTCTGATATTGAGTTCGAAATTGTGCAGATCGACAGCACATAGGACCATGTCCATTAGAGATGTTAGACTTGTAACAAACCTGACTGGTATTATGTTTTAAACAGTACAAAGTTACAAATGTAGGAGTGTCTTCAGTGAACGTATACTGATATGTATCACCATGGATTAGTCGGAATGTTTGTACCCACTGATCATTGCTTTTTGTTAATCGTTTGACTGTGCGAGCATAATAGCAGTGTTTACAACCGCTTCCCGATAGATGTGAACCTGCATGTTGTGAGAATTCACCATGAATTAAACAATTGATCGTAACTTTTGAATTTCGATTAAGATATAGTGTGTTGGGATATGTATATTTATTTTCATGAACCTGATTGCTTTGTTCGATAAACCGTTTGGTACAATCATTCACTATGCGAACAGTTGTTGCTCGGTTATGATTTTGAAGGTTATAGTCTTGCCTGTCAACTGAGTCTGGTTTATGCACCACTGCTGCGCAGCTTTCCATTTAGCTACGTTCACTGCATATGTCAATTGTTCGTACAGACGATGCTTTGAAGTTCGTTTTGGTGCTCGTGTTTGCTGTTTGGGCTTTATTTCGATCAATTCCCATTTAATCTCTCCTCTCTTGTTTTTATAACACATAAATACATCTGGAAAGTATTTATGAACTTTTCCATCTGTAGGCTTAATATAATTGATGGGGATTTCTTCAGAGGACCATTGTATTACATTAGGATTGTTATCAAGAAAATTAAAAAAACTAAGTTCCCATGACGACATATAACGAACCTTCGCTGGATCGCCAAGATATTTTTCTTTGTGTTTAATCTTGTAGTACCCTTGCTGAAAGCGTGCCATGATTAGAGTGGTGCAACAGAAATTGCACCAGGTGGCAATGCCGACGGTGGAGACTTTGTATTTTGTAGACCACCCGGATTGCACTGGTCTGCATTTGGTACTTGTGGGCCAGGTTGAAAACCAATATTGCTTGGTCCACTTTCGCCCGGGGATGTAACATTTTTGAGAATGTAGAATGCACCACGTTGTTTGCTTTGGATATCGTAGTATTTTGAATCTAGTGCAACATCTGTAGCAATATAAACACTATCGAAGTTGAACGTTGTGTTAATTGAGTTAACTTCATTACTAACAGCCATATCAACATCATCCATCTCTAGTTGTGTAATACGAGGATTGAAGAATTGAAATACATTCATTGACTGTCCCCAGTTGAATACGTGGAATAGTCGAATTTCTTGAATAATTTGTTTATCGATACCAGCTAGTGATCCAAGAGATGCACTTGATGCTGCGGTAACTGGTGTTGATACGTTACCTGCTTGTTGATCAACAACATTGTCAACAAAGTCAAAATTCAAACCATCTTCTTCAGCCAGAGACAAACTACTCCACTGTGACAAGTTTGAAATTGGTGATGTGGCACGTTGATATGCTACCCAGAATCGAGTTGCCAAGTTTTGACCATCATCATGGAAGGACATTTTCATATCCTCAAATCCTGTCTTTGTAATTACTTTTGAACGAAAGTTGTAAAAATTAACATCTTCCTGATCAATACGCATATTTGGTCGTGTGGAATTCTTCACCATAAATGTAAAGTCCGCTGCAGGAGAAATACCTGTATACGCAGAATTGAAAATGAACTGCACCAAAAATAAGAATTTGTATTTGGGATTACGCATAGCCATATCAATTGCGTATGGTGATGCTTCACAGAATTGGTGAAATATTGATGTTACTGCAGCTGGTGGATTATAAATATTTCGTGCTAGGCGTTCTAAGTTTTGAAAATCTTGTAGGGCATTAGGAATATCAGTAAGCTTAAAATTGCCTTGTTGTACTTTTTGAAAAATCTGCTTTGCTTGACCGTAAGCCTGGTTTGCAATTGCTGGACTGAAATATTGCACCTGATCGACAATGGTCTTGCTGAACCCCACGTTATCTAATACCCAATTTGCACCTTGATCTAACGTTGTTCCAATAGCCGAACCGATAACAGTTGGCAAGGCACCACATCCTGTTCGGACACTATTAGACACGCTTGAAAGTGTGCGTAATCCTTGTCCAACTCGAGAGCCTTCCGATCCAAATATTCTTTTGTTGTTTAAAACTTCAAGATCGCCAACTTTACCAATACCATTATAGAATTTTCGAGCATCGTTGGAAGAATTACTAAGTTCGGCAGCAGACCTACCCAAATACGCCGGAGGGCAAGGTTTTACTAATTGGGTGTTGGCTCGTGGATCTTGTGCCAAAATAATTCTCCTTTTCCCTATTTATAAAATGGATCCACACTGAGATTTGCTGCAAAAAGAAAGAGCCGGGAAACCGGCTCTTTCTTTTAGTTCTAAGTAGTGTTATTAACCGTTTGTACGACCAGCACCACCTGTTGCAATACCTTGACCTTGTGCGTAACCACCAATTGCTTGGCGGGCGTGATCATAACGAATTGTCATTTCAAGTTCGATTGGATCTCCTGATGAGTAGTCGAGATCACCCCAGCTACCGGCTTGGATCCAACAACCTTCAATTGTCCATTTTTCAATAACAACGTCATTACCATCAAGCTGATCACAGTATGTAACGAACTTGTATAATGAACCTTCACCGGCTGCTGCTAGCCATTGACCTTCTGCACCAATCAACCACTGTTGTTTCTGGAATTGAGAGTTAAGAACAGTAGATGCTGTTCCTGTCACATCATCCTGCAACGTGAATGTACATGGATCCCATGAGTGCTTACCAGCGATGTAAGCAATTGAGTTATAACGATGCAATTCTACTTCCGCAAAATTCAATTTTGGACGAGAGAATCTAACAGCTTGCATTGACACAGGCTGACTATCTGCTCCTCCACCCAAATTTGCGAATGTTATGCGCCAACGGTTTTTTTGCTTTGGGTGCAAAATACCTGTGCCGACGCCTGGGATTCCGATATCATTAATTGTTGACACGCTGCTCTCCTTTGTTTAGCCTATTTATTAGATCTGAGCCCCCGTAGCAACGATTCGCATTGGGATGTAAATGAATTCGGCTGCGCGCACCGGTTTCAAAGCTACATCAATATACATTTCGTTCCTATCGATTCGATCAGGCGTGTTGTTTGTTTCATCGCAAACCGTTGCGAAGTCATATAGACCTCGTTTGACAATTAAGTCACCAAGGAATGCATCCACCACAGCCTTCAAGTTATCACGGGTGAGCTGATCGTTCGGCTCAAACACAAAGCTCATTGTGTTCTTGCGAAGACTTCGTTTAATGTACATTACAAGACGCATAACGTTGATACGATCAAGTGCGCTAGCATCTGGTGCAGATGTTTTCTGACCCCAAACTAGAATTCCACGTCCAGGGAAGAATACAATTGGATTCAAGTTTGTGAAATATTTGTACAAATTGTTTCGTTGACCTTGATTCAAGGCTACGGGCACAAACAACGTTGGAGTACCAAGTGTACCTACAACATAACCAATATCGGTTACGCCTGATACGATACCACGACGTGTACCTGCTGGAGCGAACCAAATTTCGGAAATTTCATCACTATTTGTGATAGTACGTAGAGCTGTACCTGAAGCTGCTACTACACAATTTTCACCGTTAAGATTGGAAGCCAAGCTCCATGGATAGTAGTATGCAACGTCACGAGTCTGTGTACGGCCAGTTGTAGCGGCCCATGCTACAACTTGATCTGGATCCAAGTTGGAAGGTGTGTCACCAATAACCATAGCTTCTTCTTGAATATCGATAACCAAGTTATACATTTCATCAACGGTTTCTGAATATCCTGGGCACAGAATCAAGTTATATTCGAATGTTTCACCACGAATATCTTGATTGCTATTAATAGATGCTTGCAGTGCTGTAACAATTGCTACGCGACGTGCTGCATCATTTGCACCAAGAGAAGTCTTGTTTAAGAAGTTTGTTGTGTATTGGAAATCGTCAGCGGCACCTAACAATGTGTTTGATGCTTCTGTTGGTGTCCACTGATCTTGAAGACCTGGTGTTGAACCAAGATTACCCGCAACCCATGCTGCTTCAATACCTTCAAAACCCAGATAGCCTGGTGGTACTGGTGGCAAATCATAGCCATTTGGATATACTGGCAATGGACTTGCTGTGTGATCATCAAAGAAGTCATCCTCTAGTGGTGGAACACCACGACTGAAAGAAAACATTTCCCAAATGAATGCTGTTGCTTGGTGTGTTAGGGACAACAGTTCTGCTGAAGTAACGGTATACTTGAACAACGTTGTACCACGAACTTGTGGGCCAAGAGATACAAATGCTGGTGGACCAGCTAGTGCTGGGAAAATATTGGCACCAAATGTCGAACTAGTTGTGCTAATTACAACTGTTGATGACAAACCAGTTGAGGCACTGATAATTTGCAATCTGTTTGCTGGACCAACTGGAGCTGGAGTTGCATTGTTGTAGTAAGAAGCTACACCAACACCAGCAAGAATTGCATTAATTCTTGTCAGTAATGAGCCAAATGTTGCTGCTTGAACAGCTGAAACAGAATTTTCAACTAATACACCATCAACCGTACACGAGAATGTGAACGGACCTGCACCAACACCTGTTGCTGTTGCAAGAAGAATCGTTGATGCTGCGAATGAAGCATACTGATATCCTGCTGTTGCACCAGAAGATGGTGTAAAACCATTTACAGTGTTGTATTCGTTAATGTATTGTGCTGTAATGTTTTCAAGAACGAATGAAGCTTCTTGTTGCTTCTGGTTCCAAAGATCACGAAGATCATTCAAATTGTCATTCAAGTTAACATTTGCACGAATAACAAATGCCAGGTCACCAATTCCCAAGAATTGGTTTAGAGCAAAAAGACCGTATTCATTACGTGCATCACCGTTAAGAGGCAACCCCTGATCGTCTTTCAGGAAGGTTGGAATACCATAGAGTTGCGTACTCTGCGTAAGTGAGGTCACCGTACGAATAACGTTGCTTTCGAAAGTGCCAGGTGCATCAGTTACACCGTCAGGTTGCTTTTTTTCAGCTGCCGTGGCAATGAAAAGTAGCGGAACTGTGACCGCAGCGGCCGGGATGAAAAAGCTCTCATCCGTAATAGTTACGCTAACACCAGGGGAAATAAGACTGGCCATAATTAACTCCTATGCACATAATATGTGGAGATATTTATGAAAAGGCACTCTTTGGGCTTATATTTCACGTTCAATCAGAAGAGAAGCCCACTGAGATTGTTGCGTAAATTCTTACACAATTTCCTTACTGAACTGTCAGGTCTCCAACATCCATAATAAGTTCGTAGTGATTTGGCATTTTACAGTTACCTGTAGGTGTTGCCGTCCCTGGAATTGTTTCACTAACTGTAATTATCGTATTGATACCACTTACCATAGTGCTGACAACTGTGTAATTACCGTCTGCACCATTATCAAAAATTTGGATAATATCACCAATCATCAATAAATTAGTGAAATTCCCTAATACAATCCACTCACTTGCACCAATATTTACACCCTTAATTGGTGTGGTAATTCCTTGAGAATTGAGTTCAGCGATAATATCAAAGCTGCTCTCTGCTGCAGAACTTACAGCACCAACTCGCATATAAATTTTTTCGATGAAATTTTTACGAACATCAGCAGGAGATTGTAAGTAAATTGGCATTTTGAATGTCAGAGTACTTTGAATGATACGGCGATCTGTTCCAATCGGATAGTTTGTATCCATTGCCATGTTTGTCAATTCAATGTTTGTGATTTTTCCCATATCAAACAAAGCATCACTAGTTTGAATTTGAAGTGACGGATCAAACACCATTAGAATTTGTTCAAGAATTTGAAAATGTTGATCTGTGTTGCTTGCATAGATGTTCAAATCCATCGTTAATTCAAAAGGAAATGATCGACGTTGATATACCACTTTAATATCGTCGGGGATCAAACCACCAGTTGGAAGATATGCTGTACGTCGTTCTGTTCCAATCCCGGCATTATAATTTTTCAAGAAATCAATCCCTTGCATGTATGCACTAAGAATTGGTAACCGAAGAACTTTATTCTGTGTGTTTTCCCCAAGGATGGCTGCTACAACTCGATCTGTGTGTCCATAATGAATTGGTACACTAATCAAATTTTCATCTGCAATAATTGGTTCTTGCGTAACAGTACCATCACAGTCTGTACCTGGTGTTACTTGTCCTGTATCACGCTTTCCAATACGAACTTGTAATCCAGCAAACACAGCCATGAATTGTAACACGTAACTGCGCAACTGTTTATCATAGTAATATGCTTTTTCAGGACGACCAGAAGATTCTGTAGTTTCGTAATAATTTGTCATTCAATAACTCCAATCTTCCGAGCTGAAATTGAATTCGGAGAAGTTAAATATTCATCTAGTATTGCTTTTTCATCATTGTATTGTGCACGTCGATCTGTTTCTTCATATATCCAACGACCTTTGACCGTTGAATAACGATATAAGCGAGCAGGCACATCTTTTGCAAAACCTTCATATACTAATCGGTGATACTCGCCGTTAGTTGCTGATGCAGGCAATGTTGGTCCTTCTGTGTATGGAGCATTATTTGCAGGCATGGCATCTTCAACATATAATGCTCTTGGACTCAATCCAATCTTGTTGAGAGATGGGAATCCTTCAGAAGCTGCTGTCTCAAGTTCTTCGGCACTAAATTGACGTACAACGTTTGTTCCTTCACTTCCACGTTCCGCAACTTGCGTCAATGCATCTGCATGAACTGTTTGCGATACTGTACTGTAATCTTGCCAGTTTTGATTATTACCATCATCATTATCAAACAAACCAGAACTATCAACATGCTTAGCAAGATCACCAAAGATATCTTGTGTTTCTTCTGACGCCATTGCTGGCTGGGTTGTGACAAGCAACATCGTTGGTTGCCAACCTGGAGTGTAGGTACTTGCATCCCACGTGACATCTGTTACTTCTAACCATCGTTTAATAGGTCGAAGTTCTGGTGTATATTGTGTTTCACTTGGTAGTTCAATAATATCACCAATGATAACTGGTCTACCAA